ACTTGGATAGCCGCAGGTGCAGGTGGAGAGAATAACCAAAATGCTTTCAGTACCGTAGTAGTATCGGGGCAAGATAACGTAGTCGCAGATACCGCTACTGATACACTTACGTTTGTCGCAGGCTCTAACGTAACCATTACTACAACAGCAGGCCAAGATTCAATTACTTTTGCTTCTGCTGATACTAACACCGAATATTCAGTAGGGGATGGAGGCTTAACACAAAACAATTTTACTAATACCCTTAAATCAAAATTAGACGGAATAGCAACCTCCGCAAATAATTACGCAATATCTTCTGACCTTTTAGACGAAGATAATATGGCTAGTGATAGTGCAAGTAAAGCAGCAAGTCAACAATCTATCAAAGCCTACGTGGATGCAGAAGTAGCAACAAATGCTTCTGCGATAACAGCAATAACAACTGGTGCGCCATCTTTACTCAACACACTAGATGAATTAGCCGCCGCTTTGGGGGATGATGCTAACTTTGCTACAACAACCGCAACTTCATTAGGTCAAAAATTAGTAAAAACAAGTAACTTATCTGACTTAGCCAATGCAGGTACAGCACGAAGCAATTTAGGTCTAGGTACTGCGGCAACATTATCGGGTACAGGTGCAGTTGCTAACGGCAACGCAGGTTTAGTAACAGGAGATGTTGTCTTTGATTACATAGCGGCACAAGGTTTTGGAACAGGCGCAGGAGACATTACTTCCGTTGTGGCCGGAACAGGTCTAAGTGGCGGTGCTACAAGTGGTGATGCAACCGTAAATCTAAGTCATTTAGGTATAGAATCTTTGTCTGACCCAAACGGTGATAGATTACTTATATGGGATGACTCCGCAGGGGCTATTGTATTTGCGACAGCAAACAGCAATCTTGCTATAAGCGGTACAAACGTAAACGCTACTGACACTAATACTGAATATTCTGTTGGTGATGGTGGACTTACACAAAACAACTTTACTAATACTTTAAAGAGTAAACTAGATGGTATAGCGGCTAGTGCAAATAACTATGCTCTTACAGATGACCTTGCATCGGGTGAAATAACCCAATTACAAAACATAGGTGCTACTACAATTACAGCAACACAATGGGGTTATCTTGGTGGTTTAACTGCGGCAAAAGTAATAGATTGGTCTACATCTCAACAGTTTGATGATATTCACCCCAACAACCAACACTCAGCAGGTACTAACCTTACACTAAGCGGAACTACTTTCAATGTTGATGACGCTTTCTTGAAGAATGATGCTAACGATACTACAACAGGAACAATTACTGCGGGTGGTTTTACAACAGCAGGGATAGTTGATGGTGTTAATTTCAAAATAAATGGCGGTCAAGGTTCTGACGGTCAAGTTCTAACTTCAACAGGAAGTGGTGTTGCTTGGGAAGATGCCGCAAGCGGTGGTGGTGGTGGTGGTGCTTCTGCTATTGATGGTTTATCAGATGCAAGTACAACTGCTACTTCTGTTTGGTTAGGTTCAACCCCTGCTAATGCTACTGACTATAACACATCAGTAGGTATAGGTGCTTTAGATGCACCAAATGGTACTAATGGAACAAAGAATGTAGCATTGGGGTATAACGCAGGTACAGCAAATACAGAAGGATTCAAGAATGTATTCGTAGGATTTGCCTCAGGTACAGCAAATACTAACGCAGACCACAATGTTTTCGTAGGTAGTCAATCAGGAAAAGCAAATACAACAGGTGTTAGAAACATAGCAATTGGCTCTGATTCTTATGATGCCGCAGATACAGAAAGCGATAATATAGCAATCGGATATGCCGCTTTAGGTGGTTCTGTTGCAGGTGGAGAACAGAACGTAGTAGTCGGTAATTATGCGGGAGATGCAGTTACTTCTGCTGATGGTTCAGTAATAATAGGACATAATGCGGGAACAGCAGTAACAACAGGCGGTTACAATACATTACTTGGTTTTGAAGCAGGGGCGCAAATGACTTCGGGCTACGCAAACGTAGCAATAGGAAGACAAGCAAACCGATACGGAAACGGTAACGATAGTATAGCCATTGGTTTTGGCTCACTCAGTAACGCTGATTTAGCAGGTGATAGAAATATTGGTATTGGTTATATGGCCGGAAATAATATTACTAGTGGAGATGGAAACGTAGTTATTGGTAACGCAGGTGTTGCGAGTGCTACCGGAGATAATCAATTATCCATTTCATCTAATTCCGCTTCTTCTCCTGTTACTTGGATTACAGGTAATTCATCAGGCGTAGTAAATATTCCGGGTTCTTTGACTGTTGCAGGTTCAGCAGTTGGTGGTGGCGGTGCTTCTGACCTCAATGGTTTAACAGATGTAATTAGTAACATTACTAACTTTACAGATAGCATTCTCATATCTCCTGATGGTGCGGCTCCCCCACATGGAACTCTGAATAATGCACACTCAAATATCGGAATTGGAAAGGATGCTCTTTCCTCAATTACTTCGGGTTCAAACATGGTCGCCATTGGATTCAATGCCGCCAAGTCAGTTACTACCGCATACAAGGCAGTGGCAATAGGACACAAAGCAATGGAGAATGCAACAGGTGTAGCACAGGCAGTTGCTATTGGACACCAAGCAGGTCGAGCATTGACAGGGGCTACTAACACTGTTATGATTGGAGCAAATGCCGGAGAATCATTAACAACCGGAGCAGGTTCAGTATTCATTGGTGAAGCGGCAGGTTATGGAGTTACAACAGAAGCACATAATATAGCAATAGGCTCTATGGCTTTATCAAGCGGTAACTTTAGCGGTGGAACTTACAACGTAGCCATTGGCTCTTTCGTTGGTTACGCACATACTTCCGGTGATAACAATATAGGAATAGGGTCTTGGGGATTCCGATACTTAACTTCGGGTAACGACAACATTGCTTTGGGAAGGAGTGCGAATGGTGGGGTTACTACCGGAAATCGAAACATAGCCATTGGGACTAGTGCCTACGATAACGCAGATACCGAAAGCGATAACATAGCAATAGGTTACGATGCTTTAGGTGGTGCTGTTAATGGTGGAGAAAAGAATATAGCAATAGGAAATTACACACTTGACGCATTAACATCAGCAGATAATAACGTAGCAATTGGACATAGTGCGGGTTCTTCATTAACAACACAAGGAAGCAACACTATGGTTGGTTGGGAAGCAGGTACTTCTTCAACAAGCGTGGAATCAACTTATATTGGTTATTATGCAGGTCGCAATAACTTATCAAATTACAATACAGCAATAGGTGCAGAAGCCATGATAACTTATGGTGATAAAACAGCAGAAAGAAATGTAGCAATAGGAAATGCGGCATTGAAAGTAATTCAGACGGGAGATAGAAATACTGCGGTTGGCGCATATAATGGTCTTGCTGTAACCACAGGTTCAGATAACATATTTTTGGGGTATTCGGCAGGTGATAATATTACTACCGGAGATAATAACGTAGTAATCGGTGCGGCTGATGTAACAGCAACAGGAGATGACCAATTATCAATAAGTTCCGGTGATGGTGGAGTTACTTGGATTACGGGTGCTTCAACAGGCGCAGTTTCTTTCCCTAATAACCAAGCAGGTAACGCAGTTGCCGCCGCTTCAACAGCAAACAACGATTACTTAACATTATTAGAAGTACCACACGGTACATACAAAGCCATAAAGGCAACAGTACACATTACAGACTCAACAAACAACGAAGTTCAGACAATGGACGTGATGGCTCACTACGATGGCTCAGCCGCTAACTTTACAGAATACGGTATTATCTTTGATGGTGCGGCGGCAATAGGTAGTGTAGAGGCAGATGTAAATGGCTCTAACCTACGACTTAGATTCAAAAACGAGCAAGGGGGTACTGCGACTCTTGCCGCAAGCATACACGCAGTATTATTGGCATGAGATGATTAAGTATGGGTAGACAACCGTTTAGACAAAGAAAGGCAGACAATACCATAGATGATGGAACAGGCGGTGGCGGTGGTGGAACATCCGACCATTTAATTAAAATGGGGGATATGGACTTAGATATTTCTTACTACGGATGGAATCTATATTGGCCTTACATAACAACACAGGGCTACAATCAACCTAATTTGGGAACAGCAGTATTAATAGCAAACTACGCTGTTTCTTATCCGTTTTTAGCAAGACAATCAGGAGATTTGACAAGACTAACAGTTAGGATTACAAGTGGAAGTGATACTGCGGGCGCAGTCCGTGTTGCTATTTACGATAGTGATGCTAACGGTTATCCTGATACATTATTGGGTATAGCGACTCCCCCTAATATAAATAGTGCGGGTGTTAAATCGGTTACTTCTTTTACCACAAACGATGGCTCTACAAGTGCAACTATTACAGTAACTGAAAACGAAAAATATTGGGTAATGTATGGTGCTATATCAACCGTTACAGATTTACCTACTTTGGGTTGCTCTCTTAATCAATCCTACCACGCACCAACTTACCAACCGGAGTTTTATTTAAATGGTGGTGGTTATAATGCTAGAGGAACATTTAGATTTCAACCCGAAGCCACAAATGATACATTAGCAAAATTATTTCCTTCAAGTTGGCCCGCTTTATCAAGTTTAAATGGTAAAACTTACTACAATAGTCAAGCAAGCGCAATACCTATATGGGTAGGGGTGAATATATGAGTATAGCAGATAAAATAAATAGGCATTGGTCTAATGATAAAGGTGAAGAATTATTAGCAGATAGAAGTTGGGATGATTTGAGGCTATTAAGAAATCAGTATTTAACAGAAACAGATACTTGGTTACTTGCTGATAGACATTCTCTATTAAGTACAGAACAAAAAGCGCACATAAGTACTTGGAGACAAGCATTAAGAGATTTACCAACACAATATGATACTGCAAACGAAGCATGGGATAATTTCCCTGAACCGGAAGCATGGGTGTTATAGAAAATCTTTATTAAACTCTTATGTTGTGGTAGAAATATGGCGTTAACCGTAGCGATAGAGACAGGATTTGGATTAAGTTGTGCAGAAGCACACGCAGTAATTAGAGAGTTTAGAATGGATAAAGAAGTAGCCGAAGATGGCACTAAGTCTTTTTCAGTAACCTATGGTGGTTTAGTATTTATGAATGCAAGCGCATACACAGGTGGAAAATCAGCGATTACTGGATTTAATTATCAATTTCCACTAGATGTAACAGATGGTGCAGACCAAGAAAACTTGCTAAAACAATG